CCGCGCTTTTCTGCGATTCTGTTAATCCTTCTTTCAAACCGCTTTTGCCAGTTAATCCATCAATAAATGAAGAAAGAGCAGGCACTAAAACATTTTTTGTGAAGTCGGCTAGTTGTTGAATTACTGGCAATAAAGCCTCGCCAAGTTGTGCTTGCGCATCTTCAACAGATGCAGCGATTTGTCTTTGTGAGTTTGCTAGGCCATCGGATGTTCTAGCAAAATCGCCTTGAGCAAGATTTGTTTGTTCTAGGATTACCTTTTGAGCGGCTAAAACTTTTTGTTGAGCAGTAAGAGCGCCAGTGCCGGAATATATGCCTAACTCTAAAGCAGCGACTTTTAGCGTTGCATCATTAAGCAAAACACCATAACGGCGAAGGGGCTCGGCTTCACCGCGTAGAGCAGCGCCAATAGCGTTGATTGCATCTTCCGGGGTTGTGTTATTAAAAGAAGCAAGATCAGATGCAAGGGCAACAAAATCAACAGAAAAATTAACTAAAGCCTCACCTGATAGGCCGGCTGCTTTTCCAAAAATAGCAAAGTTTGCAGCAGCATCTAAAGCCTGTTGTTTAGATTGGCCTAGATTAGTTGCAGCAGTTGCAGCAAACTTGTCAATCTCTTTTGCGCTTTCGCCAAAAATAACGCCAATTTTTGCAACTGTTTCTTCCATATCGGAAGCAGCGCCGATTGCATCTTTTGTAAATTTAAGAGCCATTGCAGTGGCAGCAGCGCCCATTGCAGCAAAAGCCAAACCAACCTTGCGGTTAATGTTGTCTATCTTGTCGCCAAATGTCTGGCTTTCTTTTTGGCCTTTGTTCAAGCCATCAACAAGATTCTTTGTGTCTGCTAAAAGACTAAGTTTGAGGGTTCTATCTCCAGCCATTACTTACCCCAAATCTTTAAAATGTCGGAAAACTTCTCTTCCCATTTTCTCACTAATTCAGGCTGAAGTCTGCGAAGGGTCGGGAATATGAACCAACCGCGCCCACCTCTACCAAATCTACCTGAATAAGTAGGAAACTGTTTAAACCTTTTTGATCCAAACTCAAACCCAGGCCAAAGTTGCCTTGTTGTGCCACCACCCGAGAAACGCTGGCGCGCAAATCCGTATGATACTTGACCGACCTTTGAGGTCTTCGATACTGAACCGCCATCAACGATTCTGCGGACTGCGGTTGGATTGATGTAGCGCGAATAGCCTGCGCTCTTGACTTCGCTATTGACAAATTTAGACAACTCAAAACCAGTTTCAGCAGCAACCTTTGTCGCCTCGGCATCCATTGCCTTAAACGCTTTGATGAGTTGGGCAAGTTCCCGGCGATCATAAGCCAACCCCTGTTCGTAAGTCACTCATCCTCCAAAATCTCCGCAGCAGTTGCGATGTCATCCGCATCATCCCAGTATTGCATTGGGATGCCAGTCCGGATTGCCAACTCGACTAGAGTTCTGCGGATGCTTCCGGGCTGGTGGCTTTTGGGTCAGATAGCCCCGTTGAAACATCTGCGACTGTTTCCATCCAAATGTCAAAAGGCTTAACTGGCTTACCGGCTGCCTCGCGTTTGTGCGCGTTGTAGGCTAAAAACATTAAATCCCAAATGCCGATGACCTCTTGGGCTTTCGACAAAGTGTGACCAGTCTGTTTTTCCCACTTGGCCCACTCGGGCGGTTGCGCAATGTAGGTTGCACTCTCGCCCGAGTTGTATTCAATTGTTATTGGTAATTTCATCTCCCGATGCTCCGATCTTAACTAAAGGTTGGTGTTGGCTCACCAATGACTGTGAAAGTCCAAGTGTCGGTTTGTGCCCCTGGTGCAGCGCCTCCAACAGTTGGATAAATTGGCAAAACATTGAATGCAAATATTGCGCCGGTTATTGCAGTTAAAGAAACTGAAACAGTGCTATTTGCATAGTTTGTTGCTTCATTCCACATTGCTTCAAATAGTGAATTGGCTGCTCCCCAATCGGCAAGAAGTTCAATTGTGAAGGTCCATTGATCATCAATTGCCTTATAGGCGCGACCATCCAGGGTTTGGTAGGTTTCAATAGTGTGTTCGTTTGAAAGCACTGCGGATGTTGCTTGGGCATCGTATGAGGAGCCATTTAAGGTTAAACTCACATCGCGCCCGGTGATTATTGTTGTTGGCATTTCATCTCCTATGCGGTTTGCTCGTAGCGGATGCTCAAGCGTATATCGTTGGTCAGAATCGTATTTGTTCCCACTGTATTGACAACGGGCGATTCAACCACCGAAAGTTCGTAGCCGCTTGGTAGAGCCTGGACAATGGATTTTGTCAAGACTTCCAAATTGTTTAACGCGGCTGAGTTAGAAAAATAGGCAACACCTACGGAAATCAAAAAGTTTAATTTACATCTAAAAGTCGTTTTTCCGATTGTTTCAAATTCCCAATAAGGTGATCCTGGAACAACGGCAGCAAAAGGCACTTGAGGAGTTTCAGGCACAAAGTCATAAACATTGGCTGCAACTAAGGAAATGGCAGTTTTAATTGCTTCCCTGGTGTCGGCAATCTCTGGCATTATTGAGCCATCGTTTCAACATCCATAAAAGGGCCAAGAAGTCCAGCAACAGATGAAAGCAATCCGCGCGACATTCTAAAAGGTGTCACTGTAAAATCAACGCCTTCAATTGCTCCTCCACCGGCAGTTCTATTTTGGAAAATTTGAACACAAACGGAAAGCACTGCCGATTCGACTGCGGCGTTGCCAACATAAGTTGATGCGCCACTGAGGGCAGCAGTGCCGGCAGGGATTACATTGAATTTAGTGACATCGGCTCCAGCAAGATCAACAGAAAATTCTAGGTTAAGCAATGAAACATCTACTGCAACAACATTTGGGAAACTTGGAAAATTATAGAAAAACTCTGGACCAACGGCGGTGATTGTGTGTGTGCCATTAAAGGTTGCATTAATGCCGGTTATGACAACGGACTGGCCAACGCTAAAAGGGTGATCGCCTTGAGTTGTAAAAGTTGCAACGCCATTCTCGCGTTTGACTTGAGCAATTGGCGATTTGTAAGTGACAAGCATAGGAAGCAATATGGCTTCGCAAGAATCAATGATGTCATCAAGATAAGCATCGTTATACAAGGATGAAGAAACGCCTAAAACTGCGCGCAACTGACTGGCGGTGACAATTGTAGGCATTTCTTATCCTTTCAATCTAAGGGGTGAGGGGCCGGCTCGGGAGCGGACCGGCCCTCACTTTTATTTATTGACTAAGCGCCAACAGTGTTGTTGTGACGGATACCGGCAACAATTTTCTGCGCCAATGCTCCGTAGCCATAATAGGCCACTTTGATTTGACCATTTGCAATCATCGCAGTTTCTAGACGGAAGCGAGATGATTCAAACCAGGTGAAAGCATCTGGATTAACTGTGAAGATTGATGCCAATCCTGCATCAGTTGTGTTTGCAACAGTTCCAATTGATCTTGAAACATAAAGATTTAGACCATTGACTGTGCCGCGCAGGCTGCCAGGATTTAGCGCACCTGCTGCATTTTGTGGCTGGCTTGCAGTAAAGATTGGGCGACCCTGATCGTTGTAGCCCATAATATTGCCCCACTGTGTTGGTGACACAACAAGATTGCGAGCGAATCCAAGAGAGTTCTCATAGATTGCTGCTGCGGTTCCGGCAGTGTAAGCAACAACGCCTGCTGCTGAGTTTGCAGAGTAAGCAAATGGGTTTGTTGAAAGTGCAATTGCAGCAGTGACAAATTCGTCTGTTTCTTTCAAATACGCTTTCTCCATTTCAGAAACCAAAAGGTCGAAAAAGAGAGGCGAACTGCGGTCAAGCAACTCAACGGAAAATTCCTGGCCACCTGCAAATTTCTTAACAGGAACGCTTAGGAAATTGTTTTCCATTCCAGTTTCAGGAATTGCACCTTCTTCAGCAACTTCCTCAACTGTTGGAACGGCAGTCATTCTTGGAATTTCAAATGACATACCAGCATCAGGCAAAACGCCTTTAGACAATGCATCAACAAAACCGCGATCTCCATCGGATAGCGCGTTGATGACCTCTGTTAGTTGTCGAGTGGGATTTAGGCCGCTATTGTTTGTCGTATTGCTATCTGCTGCGCGAACATAAGCGCGAGCATCATCGTCACCTAGTAAAGCGCGAACTGATGACTCTAGATATTTTGCCTTAGTAAATTCAAGGCGAGGTGCGGTGTAGAACGCTGGCTTTGGCGCAGTCGCTTCTACTTTGGCTGCTTCTACCGCTTCTTCTACGGCAGGAGCAGGAGCGGTAGTGTCAGACACTTGTTCTCCTTCGGTTGTATTGTCTGAATTAGCGGTTGCCAAATCAGAATCTTCTTTTGGTGTTTCATTCTCGGATGCTGCTACGACCTCGGCGACTCTTGCCGACTCAATGGCCGGATCAGTGACCAAACTGACCTCCTCAAGACTTGCTGAAGTAATTTGCATAACGCCTTTGACATTTGTCCATTCGTTAATTTGTGCGCCAACGGAAAAACCATCGCGCAATCCTTCGGTTGCTTCAACTAACGCATCTTCGCCTGCCATTGTGTTAGCAATTTTAAAGGTTGCTTCAATGCCACTCTTTGTGACTTGGTGGGAAATCATTTTGCCAATTGGCCTAGTGCGGTCGTGTTCGAGAAGCAACTTAACAGGCTTAATGTCAATACTATCGGCTGCAAAAACTGTTGGTCCAACCGAGGTGTTGCCTTTTTCGTTCCAAGTGACAATGTTGCCACTAATTGTTCTTTTAATCGTATCGGCTGCGGTGACAACCATTGGCATATTAATTCGCATTTGGAATTAAATCCTCTTCTCTTTGAATTTGCTCAACGCTCATCGCGCCAATGCGGTTTAGAATTTCATAGACTTGCGCTCTTTCTAGCGCATTACCGCGCAAGAAGTCATCAAGGCTAAAACGCGCCATCACTGGATTTGGTAGGAAATCCGGAAGTGACAAACGCTCCTCAATCGCTTTTAGTATTGGGCGAAGTGAGAAATCAACTAATGAGCGCCGCTCTGAAACCGCATTTGAATATGTCATTGAAGTTGATTCGGCGCTCAAGAAGTATGCAGGAATACCGCAAGCCCGGGCTAATTCTAAAGCCACATATTGTCTTGCCTCTGCGAGTTGTAATTTTTGGGGATCGAAACCAAATTCTTGCAAATCAATGTCAGCATTTAAAAATGCCGTATTGCGCGATTGGCGCGCAGTTTTCCAAGCGGCTAACAATGCAGAAATTCTTTCAGATGTCAGATTTGTTCCACTGCTTTTTAAAATCATTGATGGAGCAGGTTCTTTTGCATAATTAACTGCTGCGTTTTCTAGATAAACTGCTGCTGCGATTGTTTTGCCTGCGCGATGCAATAAACCTTCATCCGGTCCATCGAATCTAATTAATGAACCAACACCATTTAGAGGAACTGCCTTGCCATCAACTTTATATCCTCTAATTTCAATGTTGCGCGGATCAGTATCAACAGTGACCCTCTCTGGACTAATTCTGGTCCAGGCTCTTACGCGACCACCATCGGTTGTTGAATACATTTCCAAAACTTGTCCATACCCGGCACCATATAGCCAAATATCTTCGGCGAGCCAGCAGTAAATAACAAAACCTGCAACTCTTGGGTCAGGTTGATTGATTACGCGTTGCGGATCAACATATTGTCCAGTCAAGCGATTAAAAGTTGTTAAAGGCAATGATCCGATTGTTCCGCAGATTATTCCTCTTGCTCTAGCAACTGCTGGAACCGACATAGCCAGTTGTCTTGTTGAATTTGTTGAACCGCCCAGAATGTTATAGACGGAATCTGTTATTTGTATAGGCGTTAAAGCGGCAGTCACATCACTAACCTTGTCAGGTCTTTGTGCAATGACTTTTGGAAAAAAGAAATCTTGGATTGCGCCCATTATGTCGCATTTTACCGCTTAAAGGCTTATGAGGCAATTATATCTATTTCGGTTGCAGGGCGAGTCGCATAGTGCGTTGCGAGGGCAGATGCGATAGCGGCGCAGATTGTCGCGTTGCTTACTTTACGACCCATCACCCATCCTCCATCGCCATACGGCAATTTAACCGCGCTAAGACATTGAGTTGTCAATTCTTGTTGATCTGAGTGGGCAAGGCGTTGGCTACCAATCGCACCGAGAAACTCATCGCAACTTTGTGCATAATCTTGACCATCCACCGCCTCGATTTGTATGCCAGCAGGTTTTAATCTTGCAGCAACCGCCGAGGCGGTTCGCGCTGAATAGGCAACTAATTGAACCGGGTATTTTCTAACCCAATCGGCAATGTCATTTGCAATTGCTTTATCATCAAGGTTAATTGAGTTGCTCCAAGTTTGCAGCAATTGGACCTGAAAGCGATCCCCCTCCAGCCGTTGCGCTGCAATAAGCGCCCCTTGCCTCCGGTCTGGAGAGAGATCAACTGCCAGCCAGGTATCAGCAGACGGATCAAGTCGTATCCCAGAAACCCTACACTGCTCCCAGAGTGAAGGATTTACGACCGGATTTATAGTATCAACCTGGATACACAAAACCTCTGTTTTAACAATATCTTCGGGGTCTGACAAGACCGCTTCGATATTGCGCGCGCTAATTGTATAACCAAGAGAAGGATTGGCCTGCGCAACACCCATCCAGAATTTGGCACTTCCATCAAACTTAATATCAGGTGGCGCAGACCATTCAAACCAACCAATTGAATCTTTTACGCCTTGACTTGCAGCAATTGCGCGATCTCTTAGTTTGTTTAACACAATCGCCGATTTGTCGCCCATATTGCTATATATCCAAGTTTGAGGATTTGGACTAGCCATTTGCGTATAACGCAAGGCGGCCCAAACTTCTTCATCTCGATATTCTCTAACCTCATCCAAATGGATGCTAGATGGCGCAGCAATTCCTCGACCTGCCGAGTTATTGGCCCGGACTATGTATCTTCGACCCTCTGTGAATAGTAATTCTTGAAATCCTTTA